TGGTACTCAGTCTGACCCTTATCAACTTACAGCGGTCGCTGTGCCCTTCTCTGGTGGTACTGCTACCTCTACCCAAACAGTTACCGTTACTGGTGGTGCTGGTGACTTTCTGATCGTCACTGATAATAGCCCTAATGCTTCTGGAGATCGCTTTGCCGGCCAAAGTGTCGGTAACCTCGATGCTGCTGGAAATATCGACATCCAGTTCACATATAATGACGCCCCTGGTACTACTGTTGACAACGTTACCTACGTTGGCGAGTTCCAGATCGGTACTACTCACTTTGTTTGGAACGTAGTTCAGTCGGCTTTGGCTCCTCTTTCTCAAGATAGTTCTGCCACAATTTCTGGTACAGTTTCTGTTGGTTCTCAACTGACTTGTAACTCTGGTACTATTACGGGTGGTACTGTAACCTATCAGGTAACTGGATTCCAATGGCAGAAGTCCTTTGATGGTGTCTCAAATTTCTTTAACATCGCAGGTGCTACTTCCCTCAATTACACTCCTGCCGGTACTGACTCAAATACCTTTCTGCGTTGTATTGTCAGTCACGCCGACAGCACAGATCCCCTTCAGGGTGGTCCCCTGACCCTTGATCTGACCACTGGCGTGACTATTCAGGTCCCTGCTTCGGCTGCTCCTGTTATCAACAACGTCTCATTTACTGAAGACGACGCTACTGGTAATCGTTTTACTAGCCAGACATTCTCTGTCGATGTCGACATGCTGAATGACGGTGCTCCTGTCAGTCAGAAGGCGCTAAAAGCCTCTGTGACTGCAGATATGAGTACCTTCGCTTCCTTAGAGCCCTCGGAAGTGAGCTACATTAACAACCGGCCTTCTGGCCAACAGGGTTCCTCCTTTCAGGCTCAGGATAGCGATACGATATGGGGGATGTATAACGTAAACGTTAATTACTACCACTGGCGTGCAGCTGGTCATGTTGCTTATATCGCGCCTGGTACAGCCAATGTGTATCTTGGTGTCGTCCAAGTCGTATATCACACACAGAGCGGCAGCACTTGGAGACACCTATCAAGCGTCAACATTACAAATCAAACCAGTCAGATCTCAGAATCTGACTTTGTGTACCAAGGTCAAGGACCGTTCTCTGCTAGCGCCAGCTATGGCGACTTTGGAAGATTTAACAGGATTCGGGAAGCTGTATTGGCTCCAGATGGTACAACGCCTGTCGTCTATGGCAGTGGCTGCGTGAATTACAGCAATACGGTTGGCTACCAGTTCAGGCCTGGCTCATGGACTACTATTGATGGTCAGGTAGACGATGTCCGTAGTGTTGTTATCGACAAGAACTACAGGGCTTGGGCACGAAAACCAACACGTGACAGAAGCGGAAACGCCGTTTCCGACTCGAGCTATCTCCATGCCTCCTCACTTGGACCCTGGAGTACCCTTCCCCCTTTGGTGTATAACAGAAATCTTACTACCAACTTCGGAGTATTGGCTCTTGATTCCACTAGATCCCTAATTGCTAGCATCCATGATAGTGGAAATATCACTGTTCAAGTTTGGAGTGTAGATGATTCTGGCATAGCCAATCCAGTCTCGTACCTGTATAACTTTAGCTGCCCGGAAGTTTCAATCAATGGTTCTGCCAGCATGCAGGACGCCGTCAACGCTGTGTATCTTGAGGACCTACAAGTAATCCTAGTCGGTTCTTATAGAGGTGTGATGCGTATTGACCTTAATACCGAGCTTACTGCAAACGTAACGCCTGGTATACCTGATCCAAGTGGTAATTATAACTCGCCGTCGGGTTTCATCGAGGATATGCGTACCCCTGAGAACCCCAACCAAATTGCATTTACTGCCATGGTTACTGACAGTAATGGGGCCTACAGGGCCGCACGATTTAAGTCCGATGATGGTGGCTTGAACTGGATTCAAGAATGGTATGACGACTGTAATGCCGATTACAACACGGTTAATCAATACAATCAGATTGATAATAGGGTCTACTTAGATCATCGCTTTAGCAGCAACACAGCACCAAGAAATAATAGTTCTTACACACGGACGCGTTACAGCACCAGCCGGATTGCCCTTCAGACACTGGACTTTGATCAGGCTACTGAGGTTCAATACGGCGTTTTGTATTGGCCTGTTGGTGGTCCTTACAACCTAGCCAGTGCAATCATGATGCGCAGCTCAGGTACTGTCACCACGGCTTATGTTGGCGCTAGTTACGAGGTCCAAGTGGGCACTGTGTATGAGTCCAAGGTCTCTACAGGTGTGAACACTGTCTCTAGATTTATGGTCATTGATAGTACCGGACTTGTTACCAGCCATACTGGTACTGATCCCGGCTTTGTCACTCTTGGCCCTGGCACTGATCTTGATCTGACTTTCCCGGCCAGCCTGCCTTCAGGCTCTAGCCCTGACGATGAGTTCCCTGCTGGTGCAACCATCCAGGTGGAAGTTGAAGCCACTAACAGTGTTGCTAGCGACACCTATACCTCTGGAACGATCACCCCTGCTTGATAACCAACAACACCAAAACCACTAATCAAGAAAATCAAATGGAACTTTCTGCATACAACGAAGCTAAAAAACGGTTTGAGACCTACGATATGCGTGTCGCAGATAACTCACTGACCGTTGATGCCGCCTACGATATTCTCGTGGGCGATCGTGTGCGGGATGAGCGTAATGCTCGTCTCGCTGCCACTGACTTCCGGGTGGTAAATGATGCACCTTGGGAGACTGCCCCTTGGGTCAGCTACCGCCAAGAACTCCGCGACATACCTGAATCTGCCGAATTCCCTCATACGGTTGTCTGGCCTACAGAACCCACTGCGTAAGAAACACTTTAAATAAATTAATCGTGAAAGGGGTCTTACGACCCCTTTTTTTATCTAAATAATTCAAAAAATGACGACCTCTAATTTTCTAAAAAATCAGCAAGAAAATAAGAATTTCTTATCACCAGTAGGATTTAAGTTCTCTTTGACTCGTGCAAAGAAAGTTGATTTTTTTTCAAACACAGCTAATATTCCAAGTCTAGATCTTGGTATTGCTACACAACCAACATATCTTAGAGATATTCCAGTACCTGGAGATAAAGTACAGTTTGGAGATTTTGATTTAGAATTTATTGTAGATGAAGATTTTGAGAATTATCTAGAAATTCATAATTGGATAAGAGCTCTTGGTTATCCTAGGGAAATTGGAGAGTATCAACAACTTATGAGAAAAAGACAAGAAGAATTTAGAACTAGGTCTAACAAAGAATTGAACAATATGTATTCTGATGGATCACTATTCATCTTGAATAGTAGTTTTAATCCAAATATTGAAATTAGATTTAGTCAATTATTTCCATATACTTTAAGTACTCTTCAGTTTAATGCGAAAGATACTGACTATGAGTACTTTACATCAAGGGTAGGTTTCAAGTATACTATGTTTGACCTATATGATATGCAAGGTAACCTTTTATCATGAGTTTTGATCTTGATAAGATTCAAGAAATGTGGGAGAAAGATGCAAAAATTGATATGGACAATCTCCACATAGAATCCACTAATATCCCATCACTTCACGCGAAATACTTTCAAATTTATAATACCATATTTTTACTGAGAAAGAAAGCAGAACAACAAAGAAAAAATATAAGACACGATAGATATGAATATTTCAGTGGTAAAGCTGATCCAGATGTTTATGTGGAGAATCCTTTTCCAAAGAAAATTAGAGATAAAGATACTATGCAAAAATACTTAGATGCTGACGAAAAATTGTCTGCAGTTTGCCTAAAGATAGACTATTATGATACTATGCTAGTATACATAGAGAGTATTTTGAAGCAGATTTCTAATCGAACTTATCAAATCAAAAACTCTATAGAATTTATGAGGTTCAATTCCGGATTAGGATGATGGAAGAAGAATTTAACGGAGAAGAAAGGGAGTATTATAGTATAGAACTTCCAATAGAAGGAATAAGATTAGTACATAAAGCATTCAAAATAGCAGTTGACAAATGGTCTGGGGGAGATCCAGTAGAACAGGAAGAATTAATTGCTATGAGAGATAACTTTTTTAGGATTATATTAGAGCATCAGTTCAACAATATCGACACAGACAGACCTGGAGATTACTGATAAATACAGTCAGATGTGTTAGCCATCGTGATTAATACGACAGCAAATCTTGTTATATCTAAATCTAACGAAGTATTCTTAAAGATTAATACAGAACCTCATATTGAATATGAGTTAAGAGATCATTTTAAATTTGAAGTTCCAAATGCAAAGTTTATGCCGCAGTATCGTGGTAGAAATTGGAATGGAGAAATACATTTATTTGATATGAGATCCAAGCAGATTTATGTGGGTCTGTTAGATAAGATTGTCAATTTTTGCAATCAATATGGTTACACTTACATATTTGAAGATAATAAATTTTACGGCACTCCATATGAGGAAAATGATTTCATCTCATATGAGGGTGTCAAAGATTATATGAGCTCTATTTGCTCTCACTCTCCAAGAAAGTATCAGATTGAAGGAGTATATGGTGCGTTAAAGCACAATAGAAAGCTATTGATAAGTCCCACTGCTTCTGGCAAATCTTTGATGATTTACTCTCTTGTAAGATATTACGTAGACCAAGGTCAAAAAATCCTACTAGTTGTTCCGACGACAAGTCTAGTAGAGCAGATGTATAAGGACTTTCAAGATTATGGTTGGAATGCTGACTCATATTGCCACCGTATCTATTCTGGTAAAGAAAAAAGTAATGATGCTCCAGTAACAATTACAACTTGGCAATCTGTATATAAATTGGAGAGATCATTTTTTGAAGACTACAATGTAGTTATAGGAGATGAAGCTCACCTATTTAAGAGTAAGTCTCTTATACAGATTATGACCAAGTTACATCATGCCAAGTATAGATTTGGATTCACTGGTACTTTAGACGGCACACAGACGCATAAGTGGGTCTTAGAGGGACTGTTTGGTCCATCATACAAAGTCACCAAGACAGAAGAGTTGATGAGACAAGGCCATCTGTCTCAATTAGATATACAATGTCTTGTATTAAAACATCCACCACAAACATTCAATGTCTATGAAGATGAGATTCAATATCTTATTAGTCATGAACAGAGGAATAACTTTATTAAGAATCTAACTTTAGATCTTAAAGGAAACACTCTTGTTCTTTTTCAGAGAGTCGAAAGCCATGGTGCAGTACTCTATGAAAAGATAAATAACAATAAGGGTGAGAACCAAAAGGTATTTTTTATACATGGTGGTATAGATACTCAAGAAAGAGAATTGGTCAGAGAAATTACAGAAAGAGAGAATGACGCTATTATTGTCGCCTCTTATGGAACTTTCTCAACTGGTATTAATATTAAAAATCTTCATAATGTAATCTTTGCTTCACCTAGCAAATCAAGAATTCGTAATCTTCAGAGTATTGGTAGAGTCCTTAGAAAAGGAAAGAATAAAGTCAAAGCTACTTTATATGATATTTCTGATGATTGCTCAACAAAGTCAAGAAGAAATTACACACTCAATCATTTCATAGAAAGAATTAAAATCTATAACGAAGAAAAATTTAATTATGAAATAATTACAATTAAATTAAAGGAGAACTAATGGAAAATG